ATTAACTTCCTTTCCCATCCAAATGCCAAAACAACCTGTTAAGGCACCCATACAGACAGAGACTAGCCCTGCCTGTGCGTTACTTGGGTCAGGTAAAGCCATAAACCAATGTACGGCTTGATAAGTTAAAATAGTTACTGCAAGCATCATTAATCGTGGAATAATTTTCCAATCATCAATTATTGTTCTTGCCATGTTATTCTCCTAACTTTTTCTCTAGGCTTTCTATCTTAACTTGTTGCTCTTTAATAGCCTCAATAAGTAGCCCTACAATGTTTCCGTAAGATACTGATAAATAGCCTTCTTCGTTTTCTTTAACAACTTCTGGTATAACTTCTTGTGTATCTTGAGCAATAAGACCAATTTTATCTTGATTGTTCATTTTAAATGATACACCTTGAAGTGCCTTAACTTTATCTAAAGCATTTTCAATATTGTTTATATCTGTCTTTAGACGTCTATCTGAAGTTGTATCAAAGTCATCTGCTTGTACGTCACCCGAAAATGTACCATTTACTGCAGTAATATTACCTGTTACACCTAAATTTCCTGTTACACCTGCTACGCTTATATTTCCTGAAAATGTACCAGTTGTAGTAGAAATTCCACCATTTGCAGTAATAAGGCCTGTAAATGTAGATGTACTTGTTACTGTTGCAGTAGCTGTTGTTAAGGCATTAATACTAGTAGACACGTTTGTGCTATTTAAAGTAAATAACGATTTCCAACCGCTTCTATAAATTTTTAAAACAGGATTTGTCCCGCTTGTATCTAACCAAAGTTTACCTGCAACAACTTCTGTAGTAGGGGCTGAAGAACCTGAATGACAAGTGTTAATTGCAGCTAAACCTGCATTTAAATCAGCTGTGTAATCGATTCCACTTTGGTTGGCGTCAATAACTAAACTCGCTGTTGACATAATTTTCTCCTTTATTGACCAATTGCTTGGTAATCTATTGTCCTTTGCACCCTAGAACCGCTGTTATAAATAGAGTAAACAAACCCTGTATGATCACGAGACGATATTACAACTTGATCTCCTGCTACACCGCCAACAGTTTGTATACCGACCCTTGGCGCATTTGTTCCTGAAAGACCAGCATAAAACGCCGTAGGATAAGTTACAGTTGTATCTGCGGAAGTACTGCTTGTGCTTGTGCCTGTTTTAATAACGTCTTTCTTATCTATTGTAACGTTTAGATCTGTAACAGAAACTGCTGTATTAGTATCCTTAGTCCTAATTTCTAGTTTAAACTTCATAGCTCTTGCTTTATAACTACTGACTAACAAGAATTTCCAATCACTCCATGTTGGTGTCCCATTAGGGTCATCATCTGTAGTGGCAATATAAATTTTAGCAGTAGCGTCTGCATAAGGACCAAAAAAGCGAGGTTCTGTTGCAATATTAACGTAGTCTGCAACATTAACGCCAGCAACTGTAACTAACATCTTAAGATCTGGAGTTACTCGTACAGTTACAATTTCATTTAAGTCTACTACTGAATTAAATTCATAAACCATTAATTCTTGATTGGCATCTAAATCTAATGTACTAGTAGATGAGTTATAGGTACAATTTGTCTTAGCACCACTATAATTTATTGCGTCTTGGTCATATTCTTGAATAAAGTTAAAGGATTCATCAACAAAGGTGCTAATAAATTGTGCAGGTGTTGCTGAAAAACGGTTACCAGCATCATAAAAGCGTATAAAGAAAGTTCCTGTTAAAGTAGGAACAGTTTTATTAGTTGTATTACCTGACAAAGAAGAAACGACTGTTGAAGCAGTATCCCAAGTAGCAGTTCCATCAGTTGCTAAATGAAATTTAATTTCAGAATGACCACCATAAAGAACATCTAATTCTGTAGGTGCATCCCATGTTAAATTAATTTGACCTTCGTTAATATTACCTGTAAAACCTGTTGGGCTTGCAGGGGCAGCAGAAAATCCAATAATTGTTTGTCGAACTTCAAAAGCATCTCCTACATAGTTGTAAACACTATACGGTGTTATTCTAAAATCAAAATCATCTGCTTTTACATCAGGAATAGATATTTCTGGATTATTAGTTGTACCTACTGTCTGATAAGTAGAGTCGCTATGTCTTTTATATTCAACCAAATAATAATAAGCCAAAACCCCTGTGTTATCTGGAACCCAACTTAAAAGAAGTCTATTCTTTAAACCTGAAGCATTATTTGTAATATATTGCTCTTCGCTAATTTGCAAAGAGACAATTTCATTTGGAGCCTTTTGAACAAATTGATTTGTAATTTCTACAGGATCACTTAATTGACCTAAAGGAGATTTAGCCTGTACTTTAAAATCAAAATAATCGTTATTAGCTAAACCTTCAAAATTAAATAACTCAATTTGATTATATTTAGTATTAGCTAAAAAGATATAATCGGATGCTCCATTTACACGATAAGAGATATCATAAGAAAAAGCACTTCCATTATTGTTATCAGTCCAAGTCAAATTACCAATAACATGCTTATTATCATTATTAACAGAACCTTCATCATAAACAAGATTTGTAGGAGCATCTACTGTAAAATCATAAGCGGGTTGCTCTGTATAAGCAATATCATTAGCAATATTCCATGCTAAAACATTATGATCAAAAGTATAACCAGAGATTTTAACACTTAAGTCTGAATTAACTTGTATTTCCTCAACTCTAACAATTTGGTCTGTTAAGTTGTTTTGAGGAATAGTTACTTTAATAAAGTCTCCAGGTTCTACAGTTAATCCTGAGTTATCAACTCTAAAAGAAATTGATTTTAACGTTCTAGACCGTCTTACTAGCTGTTCACAAAGGGCTTGTGCATGGTAAGGATCTGTGACACCACCTGAAGTTATAGAAGATTTAAGCGGTTGATTACCATCTTCTGCAAGATAAGTATTATAAGTACTACTATAAAGAGGAGGCCAAGAGATACTATCTTCTTTGAAATCTTCATGTTCATTAACAAAGCTTATAGTTGCTTGATTAAATCTATCTGATGCAGAAGTATAAGCAATTTTTACCTCATCTTTAAGAATATTATCTTCATTAAATACATGAGCAGGATTTACAAGCGCTTCTGCTTCTTGTTGCGTAGTAGGATATTTAAGAGATAGTTTATATTTACCAGAGGTTGTCCAGCTTAGTTCAGCTAGCCCCATTGTATAAAGCAGCTGTTCAATATTATCTCTAATAGGTGCTTCTGGGTTAATAACCATATTACATTCGTACAAAGGAATATCTCTACGCTCATCATAAGAGGTTTCTGCCCAAGAAGTACGCTGCCATTGATAAAAGTTTTCAGTGTCCTCTGTCTGCCAAACTTCATTTTCATAAGTTCTATCTTCAAGATTTCCTGGAAGAGACGCATAGTCTGCAACAGTATGAATAGTTTTGTGACCATTAACTTGACCACCAATTAAAGCTTGTGTCATAACAATAGTATCACAAACTCTTGCTGCATCATAAAAAGATTCTAAATCAATTTCTGATTCAGGAAGCCCTCTGCCAAAATTAGCATTCATTAAATAGTCTAGTAAACAATAGGCAGGGTTATTACTATAGCTAGGCGCTGTAGACAAAGCATAAGTATAAGGGTCTGCCTCTGTACCTGCACCACTTCTTACTATTGTTTTAATTTTACGACCTTTTACCAAAAACTCTACAGAAGGCACTCCTGCATAGTTATAATCGTCACGATTAAGTTTATATGTTGCAGAAGCATTTGCTGTACCTGTAAAAGTATTTGTAGAAGGAAAACCATTAGCAACAGCTGCGGGGTCTGCTGTACCACCATCATTATAAATTCTAAATCTATGTTGGAATTTAGATTGGCTGTCGTTATAGTCTACGCCATTAACTTTAATCCACTGTACACCTTCTATGCCTTCATGACATAGCGCATATTGTACGTGTAAAAATTCGTTTTTAGAGCCACTTCCTGAAGTACCTAGCCCCTGAGATAAAACTTTACTAGCTGAAGATTCACTTCCTGAGTTATAATTGTTACTTACTTTATGTGCTGTTTCAATACCACCTAATACGTTTTTACCGTAAACAATTGGCAAAGGGGCTGCTTGACCACTAACCGTAAAGGAAAATCCTTTTCGCTTGTCAGCTTCTGCTTCCATACGAGCTTGTTGTTCCCGCATTCTGCGTTCTTGTTCAGCACGCATTTTTGCCATTTGATTTTGCTGATGAGAAATAGAAATAACAGTAACGAGAATTCTAAGAAATAATTTAACACCCATTATACTTTACCCCACTTTAGAGTTATTTCTCTGTTTCCATAAATTTCATCAAAAGAAGTATCATTGGTATTAACTTGATCCATGCCATCTTTAGAAGTAAATCTGACATTAACCGCATCAAGGTCTGCCATAGGAGATGTACCTTCTATAACAGCAAGCTTTTCTTCCCAGTCATTTGAAATTGCAGGGCTGTCTGCTCTACCTCTATAAACAGAAACAACATCATCTGTACCTAATAAGGGTTGGCCATTAGTGTTAACAAAACCAACTTTTACATCAATAGGTTTACCAACAACGTTAGCTTCAAACTCTGCAAACATTTCATCTAAATCTTCTGCAATAATAATACGATAAGCTTCTCTATCAACTACAGAAGAAAATTTAGGTTCATCTATTTCAAATAAACCACCATCTGCTGTATAAGTATTTCCATCATAAATTAAATCAGAACGATAACTAGTCAGCCTGTAAGTATTTGTAAATTCCAAAGTAATTAAGAAAAAGTATTCTATATTACCACTATCAATTAATGTTTGAACTGCACTAGAAAAGACTCTCATTTTAAATTGCCTCTAATAGTGTAATTGTTCCTGG